TTACTTTTCCAGCACGCATTTTCCACAACAATGTCTGTGTAGTAATAATGATGGGAAGGTCAATACGCTGGGCTAAACGCTTCATAGCACGAGTAATGTTAGTGATGGCTTGAGGTGTGTTCATCTCACCAGTTAATTCATCCATCATCAAATACACACCGTCTACAAACACAATGTCTGGCTTCATCTGTTCAATCTTGGCTGCAAGTGCTGAGACTGTAATTCCGTTTACTGCGTCAACCAAGTGAAATGGCTGTGTTGTCTCCATGTGGTTAAGCATTGCAACGTAACGGTCGTCTTCTCGTGGCTTTAATTTACCTCGGCGCAAACGACCATGGTCAATGTGTGCCCGCATAGCGTCGTGACGCTGTTGTTGCTCGTGGTTGTTCATTTCAAATGATTGAAACATTGGGGTTTTACCCAACTTATGAACGTTGATTGCCATCTGCAGTGCAACCTGTGACTTACCAGTTTTAGGTGGTGCAATGATGGTAATCAACTGACCACCTTGCAAACCTGCAGTTGCTTCATCAATCTTTGAAAACCCTGTTGGAATACCTAGGAACTCTTCATTCTTAAGGGATAAGTATTGGTCGTAACGTTCTTGAGTGTTCTTACTAAGGTCAATCTCACGAGTACCAAGTATGCCTTGCTCGTTGACTTTGGTAATCGTTGCTTCCATAGCAATGAGTGCTGCATCGTGGTTGTTCTCTTGTAACTGCTCAACGGCATTTTCTAAACCTTGTCGAGTCAACATACGGCGGCGAAAATCCACCATCGTGTCTAAAAGATAATCAATGGTGTCTTCTACATCAAGAATTTTGTAATTAGGGTAATGGTCTTTAACAGTTGTACCTGTTGGTACTTCGTTGTATTCGGTGTAGTGCTTACGCAAAAACTGCCACACCTTGCGGTTGTCATCATCTAGAAACCAGACGTCACCAACACCACGCTGTAGTACAGGAGTAATCTCTCGGTCTTTTATGACCTTACTGACTAGGCGGTGTTCGTTATCTGCTGACAATTATTTCCACCGCTCTCCGCAAGACTGACACTGTAAATATGAATTACCGTTAACCCAAATGCGTTGCACGTCGTGTGCGTGACACATTGGGCAATTGGTGTTTGCTATGTTTCCCATTTTGGCCCTCCCTCAAGGACTAGATGTTGCCTATTTCTACACCCGCAGACCCATATCTTGCAACTTTATCTGGCGTGTCTATAACCGCTTTTAAATTCGGTCTGTAGGGTAACAACCCTACCACTTCATCACGGTTCTCATAAAGTTGCCAATAGTTAAAGGGGTTGACAACCCTACGCTCAAACTTTTCGAACGCCTGTTCTAATAACTCTTCTGTCCAACCTTCTTCTTCAAAGCCTGCAAGTTCTAAAGAAAGTCCATAGTCACTGGAAACACGCCATAACTTATTTAAGGAAAGAACTTCTAGTTCACCAACTTTAAGAACAGTCTTCTTTATTAGTAACTTGCGAGACTCTTCTTCTTTAAGTTTAACTACTACATCCGTAGTAACAATAGCCTGCGGTGAGGAGACATTAGAAATGTCCCCGTGTTTCATAGTACTTCTATCTTAGCGTACTTAACTACAAACTCTCTAAACTTATCAGCGTCGGAGTTGGCTTCAAGAGCCATTTCTTCTGGAATTGAGTTTGGTACCATTATTGAGTAATGCCCTGTGTATTTAATTTTTTGATTTACAAACTGAATGTGTTTACAAGAACCTTTTTTAGAGTAAACAGGGCAAGAACAACGAACATCTTTAGTGTCTGTCTCTACCTCAACCTCAAAAATCCCAGCACCTTGGGCAGAGATAAACTGCTGAACTGTTCTCCAAGCAGAACTCACTTGAGGTCCCTTCACTGTGCGCCTCGCATATCTGCTCCAATGATAGGGACTCTTACGAAGGCTTCGTTGGCGAAACTGCCCATGGCTTCTCCGTACTTGCCTTCCCAGTTCTCTAAACGAACATTAGTAGTAACAATTGTCGGTAAACCTTTGTCGTAACGAAGTCGCAAAATTTCATCAAAAGAAGTGTCGTCGTATTTAGAGCCGTATTCTTTTCCTAAATCATCAATAACAAGAATGCGAACATTGAGCCAATCAAACTTAGAACGACCATGTAAACCATCAATTTCATAATTCATCTCTCGCTTATCTTCGCCATCAGCATCAAAGGTTGATTTCTTACGAGATAAGAACTCTGGGTAAGTCATATAGTAAATAGGGCGCAACCTAATGCCGTAGTCAGATGGGTTGACTTGCAGAAGGCGAGCAGCCTTCCCATCTTCGTCAGGAAGACGACGGATGACTTCCATGGCAGCGACTACGGCATGGGTTGTCTTGCCTATCCCAGGACCACCATCGAAGACAAGCCCAACTCCGTTGACTCCGATGTTGCCAATTTGTTTTACAACATGCCCATTCACCACATCATCAATCCAATTACTAACCTCATCAGGAAAAGAGCCAGCACGGTCAATAATGTCCTGTGGCCCTAACCCAATGAAGCGATGTGGAATGTTTGAGTTACGAAGCAACCAATGTTTCTTAACTGGTGACAGACTGTTGACGTCATACATTACTCAGAAATATCCTCAAATTCATACTCGTAAACTCCACCGTAGCGAAGTCCTACGTTAGTAAACAATGAGCCAATAAGCAGCATAGTGTCTCCAAAGAAACGAAGAACTTTGTTATCTGTTGGATATGTAAGAAGTGCTTGGTCAATCTTTTCTACAAGATTTTTTTCTTTTTTCTTCTTAGAAGTTTTAACGGGTGCTTCACCCATAGGCATCCTCATTATGCGTCAACCTTGTACTCAAGAACACCTGATAGTGCTACTGGCTTACCTGTTTCTTTGTTTTCCTTTGTAACAGCCATCTTGACTGACTTACGAGGTGTGTGCTTTAGGACCATTGTTTTGACCCAACGCTTTGCTGCTGATGCATTCTTCCAAGAAGAGTATTCGCTAATACCTTCTGCTGGTTGAATTGAGTTGATACTTGTTCCTGCTTCCTTTTGAACGCTAACGATTGCTAACCAACCGCCTGCTTTCTCAGGGTTTAGTTCGATATTTGCAACGAACTTTGCTGCTACTTTTTTAGCCATTTGTAAATTCCTCCTGTGATTAGGTTTGATACTACAAGTGTTGAAAAGATAATAAATAAATATCCAAATATTTCTTTCATCGCTCTTTCCAATTCTCCATTGCTGTTTTTCCTTCTTCGGTGATTGTAAACCGTGCTTCTAGATTTTCGTCGTAATCAACTGTTACTGCACCGATTTCAAACAAGTGCATTAACGCTTCTGTTAACTCATCGTTTGTCACTGAGCCTCTTCTCGTGACGCTCTAGTTGTGCACGACCAGATAATGAATTCTGGAAAGTACGCCCGTCACTTGCAATCAGCCTAGCAGAAGTTGGCTCTGTGTCTATTTTGGCATTTACTCTGCCAAGGCCAAGGTTTTCTCTTGCTTGGTTCATCTTCTTGCCAAAAGAAGATAAGAACATTTTGTAAAGGAACGGGGCCTCATCACCAATGTTGCGGAAGTTACTTTCATCCGCCATAAAAAGTCTAAGCAACTCTAACTCTAAGAGCGGGGTGGTTTCGTATTGCTTTCTAAACTTGGCAAGTGCGCCTGAGAGTGTTTTGACGTTGACGGTTCCTGGTAGTAGCGGATACTTCCGCCCGACCTGATAACTAAATTCTGCAGCAACATCCATAGCCGTCCACTCGTGCTCTGGGCGGCGCCCACGTGTTTTAGGGTCGGAGCGACGTATCTTGGGCTGTGGGGCATCTTTGGGTTCAACGAGTCCAAAGCCTGCCAGATTGTCTCCATCATCTTCATATTTTCTCATAGGAACCTGTATTTCTTTGAGTTGAATCTTCGATTCAAAGTCTTTTAATTTATAACTAGATTGGCTATTAGGTACTAATGGCTTATTGGCTATATGGCTATTACGACTATTAGTCACCTTACCAGGTGTTGGGTGGACATTAGAGTCCCCTGCTGGGTGGACACTACGATTCCCTATCTTGATGAGGGATGGACCCTGGAGTCCACCCCCCTTCTTCATAGTAATTCTAGAAATGAACCCTGCCTCTTCTAGGGCTTTGAGGCCCCTTCTGACAGTCTTGATGTGAACGTTGCCAGTCGGTACACACAATTCACCTGCGGAGAGGCGTATGGACCCTCTGGAGCCCGATAAATGGCATAGTACGGATAAGAGACGGAACTGGTAATCGCTAAGGTTGGCTGAATAAGCCTCAGACGGCATTTGCACGGGCTTAGTCTAAATCCTCATCCTTAAAGGGGGAGATGTCACGTTTGGTCTCTGCTTCCATGATGTGTTGGGCTACTGCCTCGCTTATAGAGTCCATAACCGTTTCTGCCACAAATGCAGCCAGCAAATCTAC